GTAAGTTCCGTTGGAAGTCAGCAGTTGCTGAAAAAGGCAACGACGCACGTATTCACTTCGGCATTATTGCTCAAGACTTACAAGATGCATTTACTGCTGAAGGCTTAGACGCTGGACGCTATGCAATGTTTATTTCAACAACTTGGACTGATGAAGAAACTGGCGAAGAGCGTACACGAATGGGTGTGCGTTACTCTGAGTTACTTGCCTTTATCATAGCCGCTATTTAACTAGGAGAAAACTAATGGCTACATGGACTATAGCTAACCTTGAGCATAACGTTGCAGACGGCGGTGTAACCGTTGCACACTGGCATGTTACTGAATCTGAAACTGTTGGCGACGACACATTCACTGCTTCTGCATATGGCACTGTAGGCTTTACACCTGACGCTTCTGCTAGTGACTTTGTTGCATACAAGAGCCTGACAGAAGAAGTTGTTATGGGCTGGGTACACGCAGACGTAGACAAGGACGCTACTGAGGCGGCACTAACAGCAAACATCGAAGTACAGAAAAACCCTGTGTCTGCTGATGGTATGCCTTGGTAAAAACGCTTGTTTTGGTTCTGGTGTTAGAAGGAGGTACTTCAGCATACATAGGCAGACGAGTCGTTTACCACACAGTATGTGAATACAAAGAAATCTACACAGAATCAGATAAGCGGTATCGGTGGTATGTCCCAGGAATTTATGATTGCCCACCGTATGTGAGATTTAAAGATGATTGATCCGGTAACTGCCATCGCTGGAGCAACTAAAGCCTTTACGATAGTTAAGGCAATGGTAGAAGCCGGAAAGTCTGCTGAAGATACAATGATGCAGATAGGCAAGTGGTACGGTCACGCTTCAGATGTAATGTACGCTGAAAAGAAAGTTAGAAATGTAAATCCTTTTAAGCGGGTTGTTTTTAGCGGGAGTGTACAGCAAGAAGCAATGCAGGCATTTGCCGCAAAGAAAAAGATGGAGGCTCAACAAAAAGAATTACTTTCCATAATAGGAATGGTCTATGGGAAAGAAGGATTGCAAGAGTTTCGCGATATGAGAAAGCAGATTGCAAGGGAGCGAGCAGATACGATTTATCGCCAGCAAGAAGCAAAAGAGCAAATGCTTGCGGGGCTTTTAGTTTTGTTAGCGATTGCAATAGTGGTAGGTACAGCAGTATTTATAGTGAGCGGTTAAATGACACCAGCAGAAGAGGCATTAAAGCGTATCGACATACATCAGGCAGAGTGCGAGATTCTTCGTAAGTCTATTGACGATCGGCTAGACCGTATCGAAAAAAGACTAGACGATGGCGGCTTACAGTTTAAAAGGCTAGAAAAAATGATTCTTGCTAACAGCTTGTTAATTGTAGGTGTGCTTAAAGGTGCGGAGTACTTTGCATGATTGATGCATTGATTGGCCCAGTAACGGGCCTCCTTGATAAGTTCATTGAGGACAAAGATCAGAAGGCTAAGTTGGCACATGAGTTGTCAACAATGGCTGAACGACACGCTCAAGAACTGTCTAAGGCTCAACTAGAGATCAATAAAGTAGAGGCGGCACATAAGTCGCTTTTTGTTTCTGGCTGGAGACCAGCGGTAGGTTGGTGCTGTGTATTGGGTATGGTGGGTAACTTTATGGTTATTCCCTTTACTAACTTTGTTTTGGCACTGCTTGCTGTAGAAGTTGTTATACCGCTGATTGACTTAGAGACCATGATGCCTGTATTGATGGGTATGCTGGGATTGGGTGCAATGCGCTCTTATGAAAAGACTAAGGGCGTATCGAGGGAAAAGTAAATGGCGTATTACGTAGGTACAAAAGAATTTCCTAGCGTCTATGCGGCGGCTAGATACTTAGCTCAAAACCCTCAAGAGGGGGTAGAGATTACGTCTGAGCCTGTAGAAAGCAAACCTGCGCCTGCAACAAAAGAAGGAATGTTAACTGAAGCAGAAAGCTCAGACGAGTATTCAGAGGTAGAACTTCCTCCGCCATCTGCGCCAGAAGAAGCCGAAGCACCGCCGCCTTCGGAGACAGAAGGCATTTCCACCTTTACATTCTTTGAAGGTGTTGAGCGAGGTGACGCCAATCCTAATGCGTTGTATGCAAGGGGTGATGCTACGCAGGTAACAGAAGCTGAACTACGTGAGTACTTTAATGCTCAGGGTTCTCAGATGCTTAAACAAGCCTTCGGTGACTTTGATAACTATTTTGCTTACATGACTGAGCGAGAGCAGTTAATTCAGTCTGGTGACTACGATGTAGGTAACTGGGACGAATACACTGGTTCACTAACTGAAGATGAGTTAATGATTCTTGAAGGAGAGGATCTTACTCAATACTCCGATGATGACCAAGACGTTTATACGGAAGCCTATGGCCGACGAATGCAGGAGCAGTCTTCTGCTTATGATCGCTGGGTCAACTCCGAAGCTAATCAAGAACTCCTAGCCAAGTATGGCGTTGGCTCTGCCATTTATAACAACGATGGTGACAAGTACGAATGGAATGGTTCTGCCTATGTAAAGACAGTTAAACAAGATCAAGCAGGTCTTGTTGACTACGTAAAAATGGGCATTGTTACTGCAATGGGGATTATGACGGGTGGTGCAGTATCTGCTGTTGCTCCGTCATTAGGCACTGTTGGCTCTTCTGTTGTAAGCAATGCTATTACCCAAGGAATTACTACCGGCTCTATAGATCCTGATGAGCTTTTGCAAACAGCCGCTACCGCAGGATTTAGTCAGGCACTTAATCAAGTTATTGGCCCCGAACTTAAAGAAGCTTTAAACGGCTTAGATATTTCAGAAATAACTGGCATTGAAGAACTAGACAACGTTCTTAATGCAATGGGTCAAACAGCTATCCGTCAAGCAGTATTTGATGGCGAGCTAGACATGGAGGGCATTGTTGCATCGGGCTTGCTGACTGGCGCTCAAGAGGTTGTTGAGTTTTTATTTAGCGATCTTGCTGGGCAACAAGCAATTTCTGAAGAGCAACAGCGAGAATTAGAAGAGCAATTTGCAGAATACGCGGCTATTGTTAATGAAGACACGATGGCTGAAGTTAACAGAGTCATGGGAAATACTGTTAACGAAGCTATAGCCGCACAACAAAATGAAGCAATGGCTAATCAGCTTCAAGCTTTAGCAGGAAACTTGCAGTCTATTTATGAAGAAGCTTACGACGTATCTCCTCAGCCTAGCGGCCCTTCTTTAGAAGACTTTATGGCTAGTTCAGTAGATGAAGCAGATTCTGAACTTGCAGACACTACGGCTGACTTAACTGCTGACACTACTATCGACGATGGCCCAATGGAATCAATAATGTATGTTGATGACCAAGCCGTTCCAGCAGATAGGGTTGCTGAGATTCTTGAGGGGTCAACAGTAGTTACAACGCTAGACGGGTCAGGTGATTACGAATATGGCCCTATGGAGGTAGGCGATACTTATTTAGCATATCACACTCAACACGTAGATGAGTCAGGTATTGAATACACATTAATTAGAGGCTCAAATGGACGTTTGTATGTATCTGACGGAACAAACCTTGTTGAGTACCAAGGTGCATCTGATTTAACACACAACAACGCACAGATTAGCTGGCTAGATTCTCACTTAGTTTCTGGTGGAGGGCTTCCTACAGACACAAATAACGCAAGATGGCTTAACGTTACTATTGATGGCGCTGGAACACCTGAAGATTCTATGACTAATAGAATCCTTGAAAACATGGAAGCTGGCTGGCAAGACGTAAATAACCCTACTCTTGAAAGCTCTATGGCCGCACCAACACCGGATACTCCGCTTGAAACAGAGGTAGAGGTAGAGCCGTTTGAATATGAAGAAGAGCCAGAGTTAACGCCTGAGCCTCCGCCCGAACCAGAGCCTGTTGAGCAAGAGCAACCACAGCAAGGTCAAGGTGAAGAAGGTGCGCCTGCACCTGTAACACCACCTCCACCACCTCCACCACCACCACCACCCCCTCCTCCTCCGCCGCCGCCCCCTCCGCCGCCGCCCCCTCCTCCGCCTCCACCGGAAGATCCGCCGCCGCCTGTAGAGGAGCCGCCAGAAGCGCCTCCTGCCGGTGAGGCACCTGCCGGTGAGGCACCTGCCGGTGAGGCACCCGCACAACCTCCTGTTGATCCATCTACAGGACAACCGGTTACTGGACAGCCTTCTGCACAACCAGTTGAAGGGCAACCTGTAGAAGGACAGCCAGTTACTGGAGAGCCTACATCTGGTGCGGGGCAACCTGCTGACACAGGAGCGGCAACAGGAGAGCCTCCTGCACAACCGCCTGCGGATCCAATTCAAGAGGCTATTGATGCGGCGACACAAACCGATGTAGGTACAGGCCAAGGAACTGGAGTTCCGGCAGGGGAACAAGCTACAGGTCAGGAGTCAGATACTCCAATTACAGATGCGTTATTCCCTGAATACGCTACTGAACCTCCGCCCGCTCAACCTACCGAGCCTGTGCCATCTACTGAGCCTCCTAAAGATGAAGGAATAGGAGTGCCTACACCTGTAGAACAGCCTTCAGGAGTAACAACAGAAGATGTAACTAATATTGTTAATGAGGCAGTTAGTAACATTCCTCCTGGCATGACATCAGACGATGTTAGAACAATAGTTAATAACGCTATTGGCAACATCGAGTTTCCAGAGGGCATGACTGAGGATCAGGTTGGAGAGATTGTAAAGACTGCTATTGGAAACATAGAGTTCCCGCCATCTGTAAGCGAAGATCAAGTCAATGAGATTGTTGGGAATGTTCAACAAGATTTAAGTGACGCAATAACTCTTGGTCAGGAAGCGGCGGCAGAAGAAAGGCTAGAGTTACAAGAAGCCATCATTGCTGTTGGCGGAGATATAACAAAGCTTGACGAGGCAACACAGAAGCAGTTTGAGGAGTTTGGCGAAAGCATTGATGAACTATTTGAAGGTGTTGGTGTTGATATTGAAGCTTTGCAGGAAGGCCAAATTAGCCAAGCAGAAGCGTTTGCCGAATACCAAGAAGATGCACTAGCACAAGCTGAAGAAGCGGCAGAAGAAAGAGCTGATCTGCAAGAAGCCATTATTGCTGTTGGTGGCGACATTACTGCATTAGATGAATCTACTAAGAAGCAATTTGAAGAGTTTGGCGGCACCGTTGATGATCTGTTCTCGGATGTAAACGTCGATATTGAAGCACTACAAGAAGGTCAGATTAGTCAGGCTGAAGCACAAGAAGCATTCCAGACCAGTGTTGCTGAACAGTTTGGTGATGTTACTGGACAGCTAGGTCAGATAGGCGGTCAGGTTGGTGGATTGATGTCTGAAGTGTCTGGCATCGGTCAAGGCTTGGAAGGTCTTGGTCAAGGCATTGCTGGCATCGGAGAAGGCTTGGGCGCAGGACTTATGGGTCTTGCGGCACAGCAAGCTATGTTGCCAGGTCAAATAGCGGCGGCTACACCTATCCAACCTCAAAAGTTTGAGAAGTTCCAGCGAGGTTTAACACGACGTAAGTTGGCTGACCCGTTACGGATTGGAATGTTTACTGGAGGCGCTAGAAGCGTATGACATATTTAAACCTAATGAATAGCGTACTGCGTCGTCTTCGAGAAGAAGAGACCACATCCGTTACAAGCACTACCTACAACAAGATGGTGGGTGACTTTATTAACGATGCTAAGACCTTGGTAGGTCAGGCAACAGATTGGTCTGCACTTCGGGAAACACTCACGATCTCAACGACTGCTTCGGACAACACCTATTCACTAACAGGTGGTGGCGATAACGTAAAAGTTATGTCAATGCTCAACGATACTCAAAACTGCTTTATGGAGTATCAAACTAAAGATTGGTTTAACGATGCGCTGTACATTGCTAATGCTTCTGAGGGTGCGCCTAAGTACTTTACTTACAACGGTCTAGACGGTAACGGCGATACTCAAATCTTGGTTGGCCCTACGCCTGATGGCGTGTACAGCATTCGGGTTGATCTTGTTAAACGACAGGCAGACCTTTCAGCAAACACTGACTCACTGCTTATTCCTGCTCAGCCTGTCATTCACTTGGCAGTAGCGTTACTTGCGCGTGAGCGTGGTGAGACAGGCGGTACATCAACTGCGGAATACTTCCAGATTGCTAACCAGTATCTATCAGATGCCATAGCAATTGATGCGGCAAAGCACCCAGAAGAAATGGTATTTAGGACGGTTTGATATGGCTCAACAACTGCAAAGCATCAATCTTGTAGCTCCGGCCTTTAAGGGTGTTAACACCGAAGACTCTCCGTTGGCACAAGATCCATCTTTTGCTGAGATTGCAGATAACGCTGTAATCGACAAGCGAGGACGTATTGCCGCACGTAAGGGTTATGCGGCTGTTACGACTAACAAGACTGTGCTTGGCACTGACTCTTTACGAGCCATTAAAGAGTTCAGGGATGATGCCGGTAACACTAAGATTTTTTCTGTAGGTAACAACAAGATTATTAGTGGCACAACTACATTGGCTGATGAAACGCCTGGTAGCTACACAATCAATGCTAACAACTGGAAGCTTGTAGATTTTAACGACAAGATCTATTTCTTCCAGCGCGGGTTCCAACCGCTTGTCTATGACAACGCAGGAGGCTCTGTAATTACGCTCAGTAGCGTTTCTGGTGCGGCTGGTGTTACGAGTGCCATGTACGGCAATGAGGTTCTGGCGGCCTATGGTCGGCTCTGGACGGCTGACTTTAGCACTAACAAATCTACTATTTACTGGTCTGATCTACTTATTGGGCATAACTGGTCTGGTGGTACTAGCGGCAATATTGATATCTCAAA